TCTATAACCTCTACCCGTCTTTTTGAGTCTCGACCCCCGAGATTCTGCGCCCAATGTGTCATTTCATGCGCTGCTGTGCCTGCCTGATCAATTCCAGGTATATTGCTAACTCCGTGCGATACAGAAGTCGGATCTATCGTCCCGATCAACGATTCGGGCGTAATGCTAATGGATGGATCTCGATAAACACCCCGTAGATCTGGGACAAGTTCGCTCTCGCCCGGGGTAAATCGTCCAAAGTGTGTGGGTGCCAGTGATTCGGAAATCGCCTCTTTAACGACTTCCGGCGTGTACGCCGGATCACGCTGAAGCGTCCCGCCACTATGCTGGAACGCTGACATCACTCGCGGGTGCGTCTCGATAAGACGCCGAAACATCGTTCGCGCCATCGAGGGTTCCATGGCGTCAATCTGCTCACTCAACGCTCTTAACATCCGCTCTCTGTACGCTGGCAGACGCAAGGGACTTCCCGGTATCATGACCCCCACTGTGCCCATGATGGCGTTTTCCGCCTGTTCTTCAGGCGTCGAGCCGAACATGACGTCCGCTGCCGTATTTATCGCTCGCCTTGTCGGGATGACCAGTCGATTCAAGAGCCCTTGAAGGCGTCCGGGGTCCTCGGATAGAGTCGGCTCCCAATCAGGCGGACGTTCCGGTATCTCAAAACGTGGCTGCGGGCGCGGCTTCCTAATACTGACACGTTGAGCCATTAGTCCTGCAACCTCCGTGTCGCTCCCGGCAGCACCTGATACCCCAGCGTCATCCCCTCCAAACTCCAGCTCCCATCGGCGGCGTCATCGCTGATTCGCACGCGGAAGCCGACATCCTGCACGTATTTTCCGTTGGTGCCCTCAAGATTGATGATGTTTTGCACGGAGTCATCGGAGACCGTAATGTTTGAGTTCGCCGCCGTCTCGAGCCCGTTGCCGTCACTCGTAATCAACTGCAACCCCACGGGGGTGAGACTCCGACTCGCCGCCCCCTTTCCCACGGCCTCGTCAGAGGAATTACCGGCCATCCATTCAACGGTGAGCGTCACGTCCGTGTCTGACTCCGCAATGAGGTCGAGCCAGCGCCACCGTTTGATATAGGCCATCGTGCTCTGCGCCGTGCGCGTCGTCCACGACTCGTCTGTCCCATAGAGCACCTTGGTGATCCACCGGGCGGGAATATTCTCACCATCGAAGCTGTCGCCGCTGAAGAACTTGTAGCAGAAGCCCCCCTTGGCAAGTTGCGCCTCGCCGGTCAGAATCAGTTGCGCGTCCTCCGCCGTCTCGATGGTCGTCGAGCACGCCATGGGCATCGTGGGCCACACATACCAGACGCCCCAGCGATAGTTCCAGACCACCGACTGGCTACACTCCTCCGCATCCCCAGTGGAGGCCGGCCCAGGCCAGAACCAGACAATGTGACCGTTCTCGATATCATGGGTCGCGTGAATCTTCTCCCGATTATCGTAAAGAAACGTCGCGAGCGTGGTCTTAACTGGCGTCGAAATAATGATGTCGTTCTGTCCGTCAAATAAACGAATGTCGCCCAGCGGCGTGAAATACGCCAGCATCACGCGTCCGGTTCGTGCGGTATCCCCTGACGCATCAGTGTAGACGGCCCCCGCCGGAACCGACGCAATGGCGCGATGCGAGACCGCGCCCGTGACGGCATTGGATCGCGTCCGCCGCCAATCCATGATGTCGTTTACGATTTGCCCGCTTCCGCTGATGGTCCAGATGGACTGCTCTTGGAACACGACCAACATACCCTCGAAGTCCCCATAGAGCCCCGTGATGACATCTCCGACGGACCCGTGAGACTCATCAGTGAAATCGAGATAGTTATTTGCGCCCACTTGATCGGGTTGGCCGGGATCAGACCATTGAACCCGACGCGGATTGGTGTCTGTTCGGCCCCACCAGAGTCGCTGCTTGTGAGGCTCGCAAAAGTAGGTGCCGGTGCTTGGGGCATCGCCATGCTCCTCGAGCGTGCGGTTGGTGAGGATGTCGAGATCAGCCGCGTTGTCTGTGAAGCTCGTGGTGGTGCGTCCATCAACGAACGTTACGAAGTAAAAGGTCGTGCCGGTCCCGGTCGTGCGATACAGTTCGTAGCCCGTGATGTCGGTGTCGCTATCCGCCGACCACGACATATTGGCCTGCTCGTCTTGCAGTTGAATGACGTTCGACGTGGTCGATCCCGCGACTCGCGTCTCGGAGCCATCGACGCTCACGAGCTTCCACGTATACGACCCGTTGAGTTGTCCACTTGCCGTATTGACCGCCGCCGTGGGCGTCGGGGACTTCGTCGTCGGGCCGGCGGTCGAGAGACTGGAGCCGTTCCAGGCACGCGGCGCTTCCGCCTTCCCGAGTGCGATGAACAACGTATTGTTGACCTGGGCAAAGTCGGGACGACTCCCCACCTCCTCACTGCCGAAATCAGCAATAAACGTCCACGACTGCCCCTGATTCGTGCTGTACCAGAGTTCGGCTTCATCCGTGCCGTCCTCGAAATACCCCAGGAGTTGCCGGGTAAAGGTCGATCCGGTCTGGCGGTATCCGCGCAGTGCCGTGAGTCGCGTGGCCGACCCGCCCGTGTTTGTGGTCACGGCAGAGGCGTTCTGTTTGGCGTATCCGAGAATCTTCTTGGCTCGTCCGAGCTTGTCGATCCAGAGATTTCTCGACCCGGAGGAGGAGTAAATAGACGGAAGCGGAACGGAATGGATCCCCTCCTGGGTGCCCATAAAGACCGTAAACACTTGCGTCTGGATCGGATACGCCATTAGAGCACGAGCCCACTGAGTAAGAGCCCACTGGAAATATCACGGGTCAGATGCGCCCCTCGGGCAATCGCCGTGTCGGTATAGCCATGTTCGTCGTGAATCCGTCCTGTCCAGCCCCGGTCGAATCGCAGTGTCACCGTGCTGATGTCTGGGCGCTCCGGGTAGATCGCAATGACGCACTCCCCTGTGCTTTTCATGACATGGTCCGCCCGACAATGCGGGGGTGCTTCCACCACCCGCCGAGATTGATGGGTCTGCCCCCCATGGAAAAGGTCGTCATAGGTCATGACATCAGGCGGCAGATCACGGATCAGGCGGGGAGCCAATTCAAAGCCCGGAGCATCGCGGAAGCGTCCAGCCAAGATGACGCCGTGGCTGCACATGAACGTGGGCACGGCCCGACACATCGCGGTGACGGCCAGATAGAACGCATATCGCCAGGGCCGCTCCGTCCACTCCTCTGGATGGTCCATCACAGATACGAACTGGTACGGCCCCCAGTTAATGCCTGGCGGTTCCCCTGACCAGCCCAAGCGACGGGGGGCCTCGTGATACGCCACCCCGAACGCATGGCGTGTCTGGTCGCCCCAATGGCCGGCCCGGTTGGCATGTACGTACCAGATGCGTTGGGTCGGTGGGGTCCACAGGCGCAGCTCATCAGGATTTTCGCTGCCATTCGCCCCGGCGGCGGCACTGAGAACGTGAAGGGTCTCGGGATTCTGCTCTCGACTAATCGCGACCCACCGCTCGACTTCCCGGGGGTCCGACTGCCCGGTCCCATACGCTTCGTTAAGCCCTTCCACCAGCGCGAACCAGTGCGGATGCTCGCTCACGACGCCCGCCAGCCAGATCCACGCATCATCCATCTCGGCCCGAGGGACATCCAACGCATCGCCCAGCGCAATATGCCAGACCAGGCCATAGTCTTCCGCGCCAATCCTGAGACACTCCCGGATCAGCCGCCGATGCTCCCGGTTTGAGGGATTCAGGCTGCGCCCTTCCCAAAACGGATGGGGGTGTATCCAGCAGATCGCCCACCAGGACCGAAGACCACTGTAGCCGGCTCGCTGAATATCGAGAAAGGCTTGATGCACACGGGCATTCTTTTCTTCGTCGCCCTGGAGGCGGGCCTCGACAAAGAGGAGCAACAGATCCCCCGCATGACAGAAGATCGGCACCCGCCGACCCGTATCATCCAGGTAGGAGTGGGCATCGCAGCGGAGTTGGCCGTTAGTGGGAGGCAAGGGTGTCTGCGAAGAAGGGGGCGGAGGGTCTGGCGTGGGGTCCGGGAGTCGCAGCTCACTGGCCTGCCAGACCGGGGCTCCATCGTGATACAACACCATCCCCCCGTCGTCCTGCAAATTCACGGACACCCGCCCATTAGGGCTCACTAATCTATCGCTCATTCGACTTTCTCAAGGCCGTCACCTCTTGCCGCAATTCTTGCGTGGCCGTCACGAGGGATCGCGCCGTTTCGGTATTCGCGGTGATGGCTTTGGTGGAGTCTTGCACAATCTGGATCAAGGCGGACGACTGTCCCTCATAGCGTTCTGCCACAATCCGCCATTCCCGTTTATGCGAGAGGGCATCCCGCCGCGCATAAAAAAAGACCACTACTGCCAGCACACCTCCCAATCCGCCAATGGCCGCAATGGCGTCGAATGCCGAAACGAGATCAGCCACCCTCGGCATCCGCCAGGAGGTGCTCGCGCACACGCGACCGAAGATCATCTGCGGTGTCATCCCCCAGCCGGTCCGCAACCACAGCGATCAGGGCTGCAACCGTCGGGTCCGCGATACGGGCAGCCACCGCACGGTCATGGGCGTGGGTTTCCTCGACCGCACGGTCAAAGGACGCGACGATCTCTGATTCGGTCGCACGCTGTGCGGGCGTGGCGCTCGCCGAGAACTGGAGATGCC